AGAAAATTAGATTACAATGGCAAACGTAATTACAAATGGAATTTCTCATACTTACGGTGGTAGAGAAATATTAGAGCCTATTTTTTATGCTCCTCAAGTAGAAGGAATTAATCCTTTCGCTGAGTATCAAATTTTAGATAACGTTAAGACAAGTGCTAACGTTTACATTCCTTCAAAGTTACAGAAAGTATTAAGAGCTGATACTGGATGCGGATTCTCTGCGGCTGGTTCAGTTGCTTTAAATGACAGAACAGTAACTCCTAAGAAGGTTAAGTTACAAGTTGAGATGTGCGAATCAGAGTTTGATTCTACTATCTTCGCTGAGTTAAGAAAATCTGGAGTTTCAAGAAATGACTTAACTGGAACTGTATTAGAGGAAATCATTAGAAACATGGTTGTAAACTCTATGAGAGAAGATATTCCTAAATTAGCTTGGAATGGTAAAGATGCTGATGCTGATGCTTTCTATGGTATTTTAGATGGATTCTTTGAAGTTATCTTAGCATCTACTGCTTCTTTAGCTCATATTGAAACAATGAGTACTCATGAAACTGCTGAGGTTTTAGATTCTGATGGAGCTTTAACAGCTTTAAGAAACATCTACGCTAATCAAGGTGCAGAGTTAGAGTCTATTCCAGATTCTCAAAAGAGATTCTATGTATCTCCTTCTGTTTACAATAACTTATTAACTTCTTTAGAGAATACTGGAGCTTCTGCTGGAATCGAAAGAGTTATGAGAGGTGAGCAAATGGGATTAACTTTTAGAGGAATTGAGTTAGTTAAAGAATATACTTGGACTGGTGCTTTAGCTGATACTTCTAATCCTCAAGATGGAGTTGTTTCTCCAAATGCTATCGTATTAACTATCCCTCAAAATTTAGTAATTGCTTCTGACGTTACTAATCCTGAGAGCGAAGTTATGTTCTGGTATGAGAAGAAAGATGAGAAGTATTACTTATCTGCTAAGTTCATGTTAGGAACACAAATTGTACATCCTGAGCTAATTGCTTTCGGATACTAGAATATTTAAGAGGGAGGATTAATTTCCTCCCTTATTTTTAAAAAAGTTTAATTTATATAAAATGGCTTTATCAACTGGAATTAATATCGGATGTACTGATGAGAACAGAAGAGGAGGTATTAAAACTCTTTGGATTACTGAAAGAGATAATGTAGATACTACTTCTGGATTCACTGCTGGATCTGATCATGATTATACTGCTGTTACAATGACTTCTACTGCTGTTAAGTTTTATAAGTTTGAGTTTGACTCATTCACTGGAGACTTTAACACAGAAGCAAGTGCTGAGAATGGTAGTAAAGTATTAGCTATCTCTGGGGATTTCAAAGTTCCTAAGCAAGAGAAAGTTAAAGCAAAAGTATTACAAGAGTTATTTAATACTTGTAAAGTAATCGTAGTTGCAGAGGACTTCAATCAGAAGTTTTTCGTTTACGGTTATGATGAATTTTTAGAGCATTCTGGAGCAATGATTGTAACTGTTTCTTCTGTAACTGGAAAAGGGTTACAAGATGAGAGTGGTTATACTATTGCTTTCGAAGGTCAAATGGCTGAGTTGCCTAGAGAGTTTACTGGGGATACAACTGATGCTACTAAATTTGAGCAATAAATACATTTTAGGGAGGTCTTATGATCTCCCTTTAATTTCATATCTTTACTTATGGCTAAGAATAGAAACACAATCAAACCTAATAGAATTAAATCTGGTATAGTTGCAAAAATTGCTGATCCAGTAGCTCCAAGAGAAACTGATAAGGATAAAGATTTCGTAGGGGATTGGGTTCAATATTTTAAGGATGATAATAATATCTTCCCTAATGATCTAGCCAAAAGAGCTAAAAGATCTAGTGTTCATAATGCTATATTAGAATCTAAATTAGTATTCACTTGTGGAGATGGATTAAGTTTTGAGAGGAATGGTGAAGCTATTGATTTAGATACTGATACTAGACTAAGAGATTATGTTACTAGTATAAACAATAAAGGAGAAAGCTTAGAAGATATATATAAGAGATGTGCCAAGGATCTTATTACAATAGGATCTTTTAGTGTTCAAGCTGTTAAAGAAAGTGGGTTTACCTTCTACTTTCATCAAGACACAACAGAAGTAAGATTAGAGAAAGAAAACGAACTAAACATTATAGAGAATGCGTACATTTCGCCTGATTGGTATTCGATTAAGAATGAAGATAAGGAAGGTGTTGAGGAAGTTATTGAGAAAATACCTATGTTTACCAAGGGAACGAAAGAAGCAAATTCTATTATTTATAGAAGAGAATATTCTCCTGAACATAGATATTATGGTTTACCTGACTATGTAGGTGCTTTACACTGGATTGATATTAGTTATAAAATTCCGACCTTCAATTTAACAAGGTTCAAAAATGGTTTTATGCCTTCTGCTGTTGTTGATTTAGTAGGAGAGCCACCAGAAGGAATGACTCCAGAAGATTATATTACTAATGTAGTTATCCCTAAATTTACTGATGAAGGGAACAATAGTAAGATCTTATTCCAGATGGTAGATAGCCAAGATAATAAGACTAATGTTCAATTATTTGATGGGATTAAAGATGGAGACTTTACAGAGCTTCAACAATTAGCAGATCAAAATATAATATCTTCTCATAGATGGCATCCTTCATTAAGTGGTATTCAAACTGCTGGAAAGTTAGGATCTAGTCAAGAGATTAGAAATGCTTTCGAGTTGGTTAATAATACAGTAATCAGAGGTTATAAGAATATGTTGATTCCAGTTTTTAATATGATGTTGGAAGAAGCTGGTTTTGGAGATGTTACTATTAAGGTACATACTAAGTCTCCTATTACTTATGCTAATGAGATAAGCGTAGAACAAGCTTTAAGTAAGAATGAGAAGAGAGATCTTTTAGGATTCGAAGCTCAAGAGGAAGATGTTAAAGAAGTAAGACAAGCTTTAAATGGAGCTCAAGTTACTTCAATGGTAGAAGTAGTAACTAATTATAATTTAGGTAATGTAGATAGAGATAGTGCGATAGAAATATTAAAAATTGCGTTCTCTGTTACTGATGAGGAAGCGCAAATTATAATACCTAATCAGAGATTAAATACAATAGAAAACGAATAAAAAAATGGGATACACGATTACAAATTTAGGTACAGATATTAAAGTTACTGATGGAGTAGATAATAGCTGGTTATTTCCAAAAGATGGAACAATGGTTTACCATTATGGAGATAAGGTTAGATTAACTCATGGAACAGTAAAAATAGATATTGATTATACTGCTGTTGATGCTCCAAGCGTAGCGAGTGGATCAGATTTATTTAATGAGATTGAAGACTTTAAACAAGCAGGAGATGCTTCTACAAGCTCTATTCAAACAGAAGTAGCTTACAACAACGCTTCTACTCAATTAGTTGCAGAAAACTTAGACAGAAAAGGTATTCAAATATTCAATAAAACAGATGCTTATATTACTATTGAATTAGGTAATGTTACTGTTGTATTAAATGAGGGTCAAGAGATTGCTGTTGATAAAGGTACTTTCATTGAAACAACGGAAGAAGTTAAATTTATTTGCAATACTGCTACGTCAGGAAAAGTAATCGCAATAGAATATTTATAATATGAAGTTAAGAGCAGATAATATATTTTCAGCATCATTTGGTAGTATAGGTCAAGGATTAGGTTATGGCAATCTAATTGAAGATATCGCAAGTGGAGGTGGATGTACAGCTGTTAAATCTGATCAACTACAGATAGGAGCTGGAACTTCCAATGCTTCTTATGCTCCTTTTTATGGGTTATATGATTATTCTTGGTATGGTGCTATTTGGGAAGCTTCTGAGTTTACAGGAACAGCAGAGGGTCAAATTCAGATAACTGGTTTTGAAATGCAAAGAGGAAGTGTTACATCTCCTTATCCTACTAATAATATGCAAATATGGTTAAGTGAAATAGATGAGAATTTATTTGATTCTGATCCTGCTGTTGATGGTGCAGACCTAACCAAAACAAATGAAGTTAAAGTATTTGATGGTAATTTAACATGGGCTAGTGGATGGAACGAAATAACATTTGACACTAACTACTGCTTTAGTGGAACTAAATCTTTATTAGTTGAATTTAGAAATTATGATGGTACTTGGACATCTGGTTATGGTCATGGAGAATATGCTGTAGCAATATCTAAGGCAGCTTATAAAGCATCAGACAATGCTTATCCAACAGGAAATGGAACTAGAACTAATGGAAGAATTAATACGATTTTTAAATATTAATTATGGCAGTTAATACACAACAATTACAAGCAGATTTAAGTGTTTATGGTACAATCAATTATTGTGATGTTCATAGTGATTACAGCTATGTTATTGTTATCGAGGGAGTAAGTGAAGAAGATAAAACAACGGTAGAATCAATAGTAGAATCTGCTTGTAGTACTGATTATCCCGTATATTTATCATGTACTTTAGTTAATGGAGTTTTTAAATGTGAAAGAAATAAGTAATCATGGCACATAATACAGAAATAATAACAAGTACTGAGGTTAGAGATTATGTTATAAATAGTGTTCAGTTCGACGTAGCATTATTAGAAAATAGAATCATTAACTATCAAAGGAAATACGTAAGAAAGGCTTTAGGTAAAGATTTCTATGATGAGATCCTGGACCAAGTAGAAAACTCTACTTTAACTTCTGATAATAC